GGAAGTAACAACACGTATGAAAAAAATTCGTCAACTTCATTCCAGAGGCAAAAAAGTGGTATTTCCAGATATTGACCGACTTGAGCAGATTATGCTTACAGAAGTAAAAGATAACGCAGCCGAATAATTTCTCAAAAAAGCGACAGTCTGATTTACATTTTGTATTTCATGAAACTGCCGCTTCTTTTTCTTCTTTATTCTGTTTTTCTTCCTCCAACTCCCGGAGGACTTCAGCACCGTACTTATCAATCATCCGTACCAGAAAATCAATGCACCGCTCAAATCCAATATTCTGTTGCATAAGCTCCTCCCGTTATTGTTTGATCTGAGCTTATTTTACAGAACCTGCCGGAAAACCACATTGAATAGAAATTGATTGAATCGATACGATTTTTCTCCTATTAGCACTTGCTTAAAAAATCATATCAGCGAAAGTAATCAAATGAGTCAGCCTGATTTTTTATACGAATTATTTGAAGATTTTATGGATGATCCAGCAAATCAGGATTTTTCTGGAAAATGCATTTCCATACATGGATAACTATCACAAAGGTATGAAGGGAATCATTCAGTAACTGAAGGTGCTGTTAAAGACAAAAAGCATTGGCACCAACTCTGACCTGGCGTTATTACTGGATTTTCAGGCAACCCTTGAAACCAAACCTGAAAAAGCAATAAAACTGGAAAAAGATGCACTTGCCCAGATAGAAACTATCACTGCTGACAATGCTCGTCTTGTTTCCAACCTTCATGCCAATCTCGGTGGACTTTACCGCATAAACGATCATCCCGATCTTGCAAGAGAACACATGGAAAAAAGTATCTCACTGCTTGACCAATTTAACCTGCTTCATATAAATGACAGCATACCTCAGATTGCCAATTATGCTTTGATTTTTCCAGAAAATATTTTACTTACTTTGTTTTTCATGAGTATGAATACAATTTTTACCTATTTCCGTATCTGCGAAAACTTTTATAAATAAAAGGCAGTAAGGCTATTGCCATCACTGTATACATTACCATTACAAGCGGAATTTGTCGAAATACACAATTCCCAATCTGATAAATAAGTGGGACTTTTACACTTGCCTGTACATTTGTCAAAATTGTTGGTATCAAATTGAAAAGCGTTGTATACCCAGAAAGTGCCCGTCCTATAAATGGCAATAAGCAATATAAAAAGAATGGAATGCAAACAGCGACACTAATTGTATGCATTTTAGCCGCTACTAACATAGACACTGAAGCCGCCAGCATACTGGCTATAAATCCACATACAACTGTCAACAAATAGTATTGTCCATATGACATAATGTAAATACTATATGCCTGATACATTTGATAGGGTGTATTCATACCACTGGTTCCCATAATTCCAAAACAAATCACACTAAGTAATATAATTCCCATACAATAAATCATAACTGTCGTAACTATTCCTGCCAGTATTTTTGTTTTAACAGCTTTTGTACGTCCATACTTTGTAGAGAAAAATACTGCATCTGCTTTTGTCTGAAAATCATCTGCAAATATTCCAGCACAAATAAAACCAACTATGATTGCCAGAATAATAGAATACGTTTCTACATACATAATCATAGTATCCCATGAACTATAAGATTCGTATTCTACTGGTAATTTTATTTTATTATATTTCTTTTCCAAGTATTTTTTCTGAACAGAAGTCTTTCCATATTCTTCTGCCATCTTTTCCATATTTTTATGATAAGTGTCATAGAACTCTTGTATATTTTCTTCTGTAATTTGATTCAGAACACTTTCATCATATTCTGCATCCGGTGTTAATACCGATATTATAAAACTCCTAATATCATCTATCGGTTGTAATGTCGTTCCGTAAATCGCATTTTCTTCTTCTGAGGATTGTGTCACCGCATTTTTATTTTGTTCTATAACTTTTCCAAGTTCATCTTCTGTCAATGTACCTTTCCATGCTCGTCTGTTATCTGTAAGTTTTCTTGTTGCCATAATTCCAGTACTAGCATTTCCATTCTCATCCACATAGCGATTACTTGTAACTGCAAATCCGCTAAAAATGACAGCAAGTATCAATGCCAATCCGATTGCAAATACATTAATTTTCTTTGAAAAAATTCGTTTTAATTCTAATTTAAGCATCTTGTTTTTCCTCCGATTTTTCTCCAAAATAAAATAGAAATGCATCTTCCAGATTTTTTTCTACAGCCACAGCATCTTCTGTTGGCTTTTCTATTGAAATAATTCTAAGCTCTGCTCCGGTTTTTGTTGTTTTCATATTTCCAACCAAATATTCATTCATATATTTGTCTATCATACTTCTCGAAACATTACATTGCCATACCTTTTCTTTCATAGAAGATACTAAATCTTCCGCAGTACCTGCATAAAAAAGTTCTCCATCTTTCATTAACATAATGTTATTCGCAATGTACTCAATATCCGATACAATATGTGTAGACAAGAGCACCAAACGTTCTTCCGACAATTCACTAATTAAATTACGAAAACGTATTCTTTCATTCGGGTCTAATCCAGCGGTAGGTTCGTCCAGGACAAGAATTTGCGGATCGTTTAACATCGCCTGTGCTATTCCTACACGTCTAACCATTCCTCCAGACAAATTCTTCATTTTTCTTTTACTAAATTTTTCCATTCCTACTTGATTTAATAATTGCTTCACTTTTTTTCTGGCAAACGGCATTTTTAACCCTTTTATAGAAGAAATGTACATCATATAATCATATACGGTCAAATCTGGATAATATCCAAAATCCTGTGGTAAATATCCCAGAACTTCTCGGTATTCACCTCCTAGTTTCCATATATCTTTACCATTCCATAATATTTGTCCTTCTGATGGTTGAACAATCGTACAAAGCATACGCATTAATGTGGTCTTTCCTGCTCCATTTACTCCAAGCAGTCCATAAATTCCTTTTTCCATAACACAATTCACTTTATTAACAGCATTTACTTCTCCGTATTGTTTTGTTACATTTTTAAATTCTAATTTCATACGTGTAATCCTCCAAAATTTTTTCATCAAATACTAATGACTTCTGAACACAAAAAACAAAATATACAAAAGTCAATATCAGCATAGCCACCCATACCGGAGTTACAATTTTCTGATAAATAACATCATTTGCAACAATCCTCATCCATAAACCAACCCATACCAGACAGGAAAGCACTGCTATATATTCTGATTTTTCCCATCTGCTGTACAATACACGAAAACATATACAACATGAAACATTTACTGGAAGCAAAAAATTAACCACCAAATCACTTAACGAGAGTATTGTTGTTTGATATGTAATTGCCAAAAACACCATAACGATCACCAGATCCACTACTCCAAACATTAACATTCTTGCTGTACAAATCTGACGCAGTGTGTAATAAGACGCCTGCTCAATTTCAATCGCACCATTTCTTCTGTTTTTCCAAATTTCCGGGACAATCAGAACCACAAATATTGTGGCAGATATTCCCATAATCCTCATCATATCTTTTATGTCTGACGTATAATTACTCAACCATATCCATAGACACATAAGAATACAACCTTGTAAAATCCACCATCTTTTTTTTATGAATTTTGTCTGCTCATACAAAAATTCAAAATAAGATGTTCTATGCGATTGTTTCGATAAAATTGACTCTGACAAAATATTCTGACATGCTTTTACTGTTCTGTTTTCTGCTTCAATCCTTACATATTTTTTTTCAATCTCCTCTTTATATTCCTTTATTTGTTGCTTATATTTCATCATAGTTTTTCACCTCCAACTCTTTCATCAAAAGTTCTTTTGCTCTTCCAATTCGATATTTTACAAGCGAAAGTTTTATGTGAAGTAATTCTGCAATTTCTCTTTGTTTCAATTCTTGAAAAAAATATAAAACTGCCGTTTCTCTAATTTCTTCCGGTAACTTTCTCACTGCCTGTTCAATAGTTAATCGGACTCCTAGCTCTTCTACATGATTTTTACTACAGTCCTCTGATTTTAGCAGTTCCTCTGATGGAATATCTTTTTTCTTTTTGTAATAATTTTTAACGGTATTTCCGGCAATTGTATAAAGATAATTCTTAACTTTTCCATATTCTTTATATCTATATAAATTGGAAAAGAAACGTGTAAACACTTCTTGTGTCAAATCCTCTGCCTCATAGGGATCATTGATATGTAGCAAACAATATTGATATATACTTGGGTAATATTTTTTGACCAGTTTTTCACACGCATCTTCATCTCCTGCTCTTGCTAGATGTACTAACAAAGAATCCATTTTATACTTCATTCACTTATTCTCCCCTTCGTTTTCTACATAATATAACAATCCTACCGTAGAAAAAGTTAGTATTTTAATTAATTTTTTATTCAATTTTAGCTCAATTTTCCCTCAATACCTTTTCTCTTTGTTTTTTGTATAAAATACGGCGAAATCAGCCTGCTCGGACTAAGAAAAAGTCACATGATATGGAATTATAACCGTCTTTGAATAGATAATATGTTCTTACAAATCTCTTGTTCAAAAATGAGTTTTTCAAAAAAGGCGTATGGATTTAAAACTTCCATACGCCTTTTTATATTCCGCTCTTCAAATTGTCTAAAAGTTGACTAAAAATATATCACCGTTCATACGATGCAATAATTTCTTTGCTATCTGTTGTTTTATAATCAATTGTTCCCAAATTACCAATCAAATCAAATGTCATATCTGCATTAACCTGCAATTCATCTTCAAGTTTGACTGCAGACGGCTCATCTTTTAGAAAAACTGTTAATCCATAAGGCTCTGTTTCAGACTGTATCTCTATACTGTCATATGAGTATCCCTCCGGATACTCTTGACCGCTTACAATATTTATAACATTCGAAGAATCTCCTACATAATCTGTCTTATACTGCGATAGATCAGGAATTTCGTACAGTTTTTCTTTTTTTCCACACGTCGAAATCAACATTATTGACACGGCAACTAACATAATTGCAAGTACTTTTTTCTTCATAGAAACACCTTCCGAAAGCTTTATTCAACACTTTTCGATTTGAGTAAAAGCCCAAGGGACTTTAATGTCCCTTATGCTTTTCTCTTTTCTTTCGCTGTTTCAGTTCAAACATTCGCTGCTCTTCTGCCTCTTTTCTCTTGCGGCTTTTCTCTTTGCGTTCCTGCTTGTTCTGTTCCTGCTGTAATTTCAACGCCTGTTGCGATTTTGTACCAATGCCTATTTCCAGCATCTGCTTCTTTACTTCCCGCTGCATCCGTTTCGGATTTCTTTTGATATCCTTTACAACATTTTCAACAACCGGACTGAATTTCAAACTGAAGTACCACTTTTGAATATATTCCTGCACTTCACAATCTTTTGGCTCTGCACCAAATGTTACCTTTGCCACAGATAGCTTACTATCTTCGATGCGTTCAAAGATTCCCACCCAAAACGGCTCTTCAAAAAATACTGTCAGCTTTCCATTTACTTTGTCCATAAGAATCCCTCCTAAAATTGATTGAACAAAGAATGGACAACCCGGAGGGGCAGGTTACTTACCCTATTTATATAGGACGGCCGGGCTACCTACCGGCTCTGGCACACCAAAGATGTACGTTGCGTTTTTATCTTTGCTTTTATAATCAAGCCATATGGCACGATTAACTTAATTCTGTAACTTCTAAGTTACATTTCTCCAAAACATTCTTCTTACTTCATAAAATTCTATCTTCTGTTCAAATCATACCATATGATTAATGCATTTTCTATATACTTTCTTGATAACCAGCAAAAAGCTCCCGAAGGAGCTTTCCATGCTTTAAATATACAGTAATTCTCTTAATACAATCTCTTCTGCTGCATTCCATATTTCCCATGAAGAATGTTGTAAATTAGCACTATCCACAACGATAACAGGTAATTTAATTATTCGTATTTTTTCCCGATAATGTAAATCGAAACTACCATACTACCTAATATCATAATTAAGAAAATTTTATTCAAAATATTCCATAAAGCTATATTGAAGCAATTGATTATTATAATACCTACAAGAGGATATAAAACAACCGTTGCAAGTGTCCATATTTTTAAAGTTGTGCAGATGTATATCCAATTTCCATTGTTAAAAGATAAACCAACTAGATGTATTCTAAAAATTCCTTGTGAAACATAATTTATCTTGTTGGCATCATAATGTGTTGGTAATATGTCTTTTGCAAAGAAACAAAACCATGCACCAAATAAAAGCATTACCCCGGTAACCAGCAATATATCCCCTTTCATCTCAGCTAATGAACTTCCAGATACAACTAAGATAATAATTTCTGTAATAGATATAAAAAGGCATAACAAATATGCTAATATCCAGTTTTTTCTATGTTGATGAATAGAATCCCTAACAGCCATATCGAGAGAACCTACTACCAATTCCTGGATTTCTTTTCTATCAATATTTTTCTGTGTATCTATTTTTTCTCCACGTAACAATTCTGTAACGGTAACATCTAATATATCAGCTATTGGTATGAGTAATACGACATTGGGCATACTAAGACCACGTTCCCATTTGCTAACTGTTTTATCTGATACATATAATTTTTCAGCCAAATCCTTTTGAGTTAAATTCTTTTCCTTTCTTAATTCGGTTACAAATAAACCGAATTTTTCATTACTAATTTGATACATATATTCACCTCCTGCACACATATTATAATGGGAGTATGCATAAATCAATCGACTAGCAGTAGAATTGTAATATGCTTCTTCTTTGACCCCTTATAAACACCAAAGCTGAACAAATAGGATTTTTCTTCCTACCTGTTCAGCTCTTTGTTTACCTGTAAATCAATTCATTTAACACAATCTCTTCTACCATATTACGAATACATTGCATTCGTTGACTCATATAGCAATTCTTCAAATTCTAGTCATCTGCTTCCTAGTATTCGTTGACTTATATAATAATTCTTCACTTTACAGTCATCGAATCATCCAACTATTGTCCTAGTTTGGACAATAAAACACATGTCTCCACATGCACACTTTGTTAAGTGTTCTGTTTTTAAATCCTTGTACAGCTTTGTACATTCTCAAATAGCCTATAAAATCAAGTATTTTTTAATAGTTCAGACTTTATCGCCTTGTGCGTTCTTGTGTTGTATGTCTGCAATGGTGGCAAGTCGGTGGCATTGCCACCGCTGAACCATCTGTTATACTAATTCGTTGACCCTTTTCTGTACAGCTGTAGGACTGTAACCTGCTGCTTTCAGGCGGTCAATTCGTTCTTGACCATTACCCCACTTACCAAGAATAACTTCTTTTGCAATAGCGGTCAAGTCCATTGCAGCATTTCCTTTCAAAATTGCATTAACTGCATTCTGTACTTCCTGATAGTTGTAACCTGCTGCTTCAAGTTTCTTCTGACGGTCAGGGTTATTCCCCCACTGACCATTAATAACTTCTTTTGCAACGTCCTGTACAGATTTTGAAGGTGTCGGTGTGCTTCCATTTACCAGTGCATTTACTGCATCTTGCACTTCCTGATAATCATACCCGGCTTTTTCCAGTGCTTCCTTTCTTTCCGGGTTGTTACCCCATTCACCTGCATATACTTCTTTGGCTACTTCCTGAACTGATTTCTTACCGGAAGGTTGCGGTGTAACAGAACCACCTGCTGCATAATGCGGTGTAATGAATCCTCTGATGTGTTTACCATTTACAGCAATATCACGATAACCAACAGTGTTTGACTTGTTACCTTCAATGACTCTGATCATAGAACCGTCACATGATACTACTATACCTACATGATCACTCCAACCTGTACAATCTCCAACACCGTTATCATCCCAGTCATACAGGATAACGTCACCAACATCAGGTACATAAGCATCATTTTCAACCCAAATACCTGCACTGATTGCAAGGTTGATCATGTTTTCACAAGAGCATTCAACACAAGGGAAAATGTTGGAAAGACCAACTGCAATGAATGCTGCTGATACAGATGTCGCACACCAAGCATCATTGACTGTCATTTTATATCTTGTACAAAGTCCTGAATCATTGAATACTTTCAGAATTGCTTTGTGCTGTTCACTGCCTTTTGCAATACCTTTATACTGTGCAAGCCAGTTTCCCACCTTCTGTCTGTCACTCATGTTATCACCCTTTTCATTGTCATACTTTGTAAGTTCGTACTGTTCAACCAAGTTCATGTTATTCTGAACATATGTTGAACTTGTCGCATAACCGTCTGCCTTGATTGTTTCAAGGTATGTTCTAGGGTCTGTGATTCCCTTAAGATTCTGATACCGAGACAACTGTATAAATTCAAAGTAACCTTTAACCCCTTCTTCCATTGAATCAAAGACCCTGAAATTATCAGCAATCGTTGTCAATGTTCCCGGTTCATATTCTTCCTGTGTGTTCATGTTCACACTCTTACCAGTCCACTTTGTACCGCACTTAAGACCAAAATAGTTGTGATAGGTGGCAGCAAGTTTTGACTTGCCCCACCCACTTTCTAAGATTGCCTGTGCAATGATTGGGCTGTGTACGCATATACCAAAAATTGCAGCGTACTTTTTAATGTACGCTGCAATCTGATCAATAAATTCCTGATTTGTCATTATTCACCACTTCCTGTATTTTTCTGTAAAATATCAATAGCTTTACTGATTACTTCCGGTAGAGGTAACCCCATCAGTCCGGCATTCTCTACAAGTGAAATGGTTTCATTAGCAATAAATGCAATAATAACTGCATTTCTGATATAATTTGTTCCAATAACCAAATCAAGACGGTATGCCACTAATACAAAAACAAGTGTCATGCATTTCCTGCAAAGACCTTTCCAACCTGCTTTGCTTTCAAGTGAACCTGTATCTGTTTTAGGGCTGTTCTTGAACACTCCGGCAACAAGTAAGCCTGAAATGTAATCAAGCCCCATAAAAATTAAAAGGGTTGCAAGACCTGCATCCCAACCACCAAAAAACGATGCAATCACTGAACCAATTACACCCAAAATAGTACAAATCATTCCTTTCATCCTCGTTCTTCCTTTCTGCACACAAAAACAACCGCTTCTGACGTTATATAATCGTCATATAGCGGTTGTTTTTGTGTATGTAATAATTTCCTTGTCTGTTGATTATTCTGCTAATTCAGGACAATCAAGATCAACCAAAACTTCCTTTACTTTGTCCTTGATACGATCAGGAACATCAGCAAATGTTTTCTTACCCTTAATGATCAGGGTTGCATAGATAATTGCCATAGTCTGCACATCCTTTCTGAATAGAATTTTTATGATCAACTGACGTATCATCAGTTATCACCCTCTAAAATAGCCTTGACAGCTTCTTTCAGTCTGTCCGGTACATCGTCCAGTGTTTTAACACCTTTAACGATTAGTGATGCATAAATCTTTGCCATACTTCACACCTTCTTTCTTATCCCATCATTTCATAGATTTCACACATAGCAATCTGTGCCTGTGTAATTTCATTTTCAATATCAGCATTCTTTTCTGCCTGAATTTTAATGTATTCGTCCTTGTCATACTCGATAAGGTCAAATTCATATCCGGTAAATCCCGGCTGTCCGTCAGTTTCATCTTCATTCACTTCTGTGATATTGGAACTGACAAATACTTTTGTTTCCGTCAGTTCCAGTTCTTCCGGTCTGACGGTGCTTTTCTGTTTTCCATAATCAATCATGATGCTTTCAATCCTTTCTTTGTGTTTGGTTTTATGTTGCGTATATAATAATCATCCGCATAAGGTAACAGCGGTACAACATACTTTTGATATAGCCGGAAGGTATCAGCATATTTCAACCAACCTTTGTAAGAATTGATTGAACACCACTCTGAATAGTTCATCATGTTCCCGGCTTCCACTTTGTTCCTGATAGCGGTCATTTTCTTTTCCATTTCCAAACAGGTGCTTTTTCTAAGTAATGTATACTTGTAAAATGTTCTGTAACCTAAGAAGTCAACACCTCTTACATACGATGGGAACACCTGCCAGTTTTCTTTTATGTTCAATTTCAGTTCATTCCTGAAATAAATATCAATCTCTTTCTTCAAGGCAAACAGTTCTTCTTTTGTCTTGCCAAAGATAACCATATCATCCATATAACGGAAGTAGTATTTAACGTGCTTCTGTTCTTTTATCCAGTGATCAAAACTTGAAAAATAATAGTTACCTGAATACTGTGATAAGTAGTTGCCTATCGGTATACCAGTTTCAGGGTCAATATTTTCTTCCAACAGATAGATTGCTGTTAAGTCCTCAATCTCTGCTGTTTCAATACTGTCAATGATTTCATTTAACAACCACAATAGTTCATTATCATTGAACATTCTTGAATACTTCTCTTTCAGAAGATCGTGGTTGATTGACTGATAATAGTGTCTTGCATCCAATTTTAAGCAATATCTGCATTCTTCCGGGTCATTCCACATTGCAGATTGTAATTTTGTCAGACCCTTGTGTATACCTCTGTTTGGTATTGCTGAATAGGTATCAACAGTTAAGTTATTGATGATACAAGGTTCAATGATCTGTAAAATAGCCCATTGACAAATTCTGTCAGGGAAATAAGGCAGTTTGTAAATTTTCCTTAACTTCTTACCGTCCTGTTTATAAAACACCTCATAGTCAGATGTTTTGTAAGTGTGGTTGATAAGCATTTCCTGAATCTGTTTCAGGTACTTGTCAGGGTCTTTGTCAATCTCCTGAACCTCTCTGTACCAACCTTTTCCTTTCTTTGCGTGTTGGTGTGCTTTTCTTAAATTTTCAAGGTCATAAATCTTTTCATATAAGTGATCATAGCGTTTCATTCCTTGGTATTTGCATTATCCGAATTTCAGTCGGCATTACTGCCCGGTAAATACGGTTGACCTTTCCTTATTGTTCGTAAGTAAGACGGTATTCCCGGTTTGGTTGTCTGCACCGTCTATTTTTCTGTTTTGCCTAGTGGCATGGTTGAAAGAACCGCACAGTATTATAGAAATAGCCGGATGTTTCCACCCGGCTATATTTTGCAATTATTAAGTGACCCCTGATATTCCGATTACGATTACCAACACTGTTATTCAGATTCCAATAGAAACTGCCTGCATTATCCCAATTATTCCAATTACTGCCTAATTGAGCAATATATTTGTTTTTTTTTTCATGGTGTTCATTACAGGTAATAACAAACAATATCAGAAGTTCTTTCAACCTAATGAATTAAATTTACAAGTTACATTTTAAGCTGCCATTTTCTGTTTCCATGCTTCGATTGCAGCGGTATAAGTAGCAGAATCACGCGTTGGAATATATACCAAGCGACCCCCGACACTCCGACTACGACTACCAACACCGTTATCCAGAGCCCAACAGAAACCGCCCGCACCATCCCAACCAACCCAACTACCGCCCAATAGAGCAATACGGTAACCATTCAAGTTGACAGTGATATATGTGTAATCACCAACAGGTAATGAACTGTTACCAAGGCATTCTGACGCAATAAATAACCAGTCACAAGCTGTTGAATATCCCATTGCTGAAATATAACCATTTGCGTTTGTTACTGTGAATCCGGCAGGCTCATAGTTTCCACTGTTCTTTGATTCTGCAAAACTGAAATCAGAACAAATATAAGGCTGACCACCGCCCATTTTTCCATTGCCCCAAATATTGATACCATAGACAAATTTCCAAATGTTGCCCCAAAAGTTTTCTTTACCTCTCCAACATACAGAAGTCTTACCGTCAACAGTGTACTCTTTAGCAACACCACCTTCATAAGTGGTTGTTTTCTCTGCCCTACCTGTACCATTTCCAAGGCTTGCTGTACTTCCGGTTTCAGCAGCATAAGAACTTGTTGTGTCACTTCCTGTAGTCCAAGGTAAGGAAACAACACCCTGTGCAGTAGCGGTCTGTAAGTTCATCACACCCATTTCAATGATCATAAGCATCTGTTCAGCAGATACCTGTTTAATCAGATCACCATGCCAGTTTGTTCCTCTGTTCTGTGCCATTGCTTCAATATTAGGTCTTGTAAGGTTCTGTGAAGAACCTGATGCAGGTCTTGCACCTGCGATTGATGAAAACTTATCTTCATCAGTGTTCATAACCTGTTCATCATTCAACAGATATGCACTTGCTGATGCATCGTAAATACTACCTTCATAAGCACTTGTCAGGAAGTAATCAATTTCATTTCCTGATGCATCATAGAATGCCGGGTGAAGTCTGAAACCTGCACGTGGCTTTTCTGACACATAATAGTTTGCCTTTCTTAAATGGTAACCAATACCTGTATCAATAGGGTCATACTCTACAGGACACACCAAATAATAGAACTTTGGCTGATATACCATTACCTGACCCATTGAACCATCTTCTTTGTAATCTGCATCACCGTACCATGCTACGATAGAACCATCATCAGCAACATTACAGCGTTTACGACCGCCAAACATTGTGAACTTGTCGAAGTCTGCACCCTTTGAGAGATTGGCTGCACCTGCAAGACGTTTGAAAGTCTTATTTTTATAATCGACCTGAACACCAACAATATCATCAGCGGTCAAACCTAAATAGGCTCTAAGATCAGCAACACCGGAAAGAATTTCCTGACTATTGAAGTTTTCACTTTTCAGTTCATCAATATTACTTGCAGCACTTGCGTTTTCCGCACTTAGTGACTGTAATACATTGTTAGCTGTAGCAACAGATGCATCAAGATTTGCCTTTGCTGTATTCGCTGTACTTGTTGCATTCGACAATGAAGTTTTAACTGAACTTGCACTGTTAATTACTTCCTGAAGCTGACTTTTTGCTACACTTGCATCAGAAATTGCAGAATCAAGATTTTTCTTTGATGTTACCGCTGTAGCGTTGGAACTATCCAACTGACCATTAATCTGATTTGCATTATCAATTACACCTTGTAAATTACTCTGTGTGGTTGTTGCACTTGTAATTACTTTTTCAAGATTTGCCTTTGCTGTATTCGCTGTACTTGTTGCATTGGTCAGATTTGCCTTTGCGGTATTGGCATTGCTGATTGCTGTTTTTGCAGCATTAGTTGCTACTTCAACATTACTTTTTGCAGTATTGGCTGTACTTGTAGCGTACTGCAAATTAGTTTTCGCTGTATTAGCTACACTCATAGCATTTTGCAAATTAGTTAATGCAATACTTGCAGCGTTGAGTTTCTGCTGTACTGCATCAACATCTTTATCAACCGCATCTTTTGCAGCAATTACTTCTTTTTTCAGATCAGCGTAAGAGTTATTATCATCATTTACTTTTTCAAGTGCATTGACAATAGACGATCTTACCTCTTCACCATATACTGCATTTAAAATCTGATCAATATAATGTTGTATGTTTGCCATTATTCAGCACCCTCTTTCTTTTCTTCCTGTTCACTGTGTTCAGTTTGTTTCATTATGTTCATATAAGAAACCAATTCAAGATTTTTCTGATTTCAGACAGAAGGTTTGACTGTTCAACGATCTGATTAAATGCATCCGTCATTGCACCTTTACAATCAATAAATAATACATCTTATCCATTACGCATTCACCAACCCTTCAACCATTTCATACACTTCGCACAATGCTTCCTGCGTAGATGTAAGCTCATCCTCAGTAGATGTAATTCTTTCATCTAGTGACTTTCCTTCCTGAGTCATGGATACTTCATAGATACCGCCATCCCATTCCCTTAACGATTCATACTTGTATCTCTCGTATACAATGGAATCGCGGTTTTCTTTTGCAATCATTCTGCTGACTTTCTCTTCATCCTTGAACAGCGCAAGGATGTTTTCTCTTGTCATTGCGATAATTTTGATTTTTAAATATCCGCTAGATTCATTTGCGGATTGGATTGTGATTTCTGTAGAATCATTAAATATTAATTTCATTTTAAATTCTCCTTTCTGTTGAAAAAAAAATGAAGATTTGTCCGATAAAGTTGCTGAATGTAGATGGATTGCTATAGGTTATTAATTTCTACAAATCATAGGACACATCTAACCATATATAGGTATCTTTCTGAAATGAAGAGTTAATCTGATAAGTTATAGCACCATTCGTTTCTATGATTACACATCCGATGCCTATAAGTGTCCAATTATCTTTCGTTACAATTGCAGGAAATACTCCGCTTCCAGGCGGTGCTATTTCAGCCGGAATTGATCCACCGTTATATCGAGTATTGGCATTTCCAAGGCCAGTTGTATATAACCCAGCCATAATAGAAACTCGATTATTCTTTTTCGTGATACGCTGGTTTCTTATAGCAAGCGATCCTCCTTGTGATATGCTATACCCCTTTTCTTCTAATTTGCCATTTAATTCAGTAAGCTCTTCCTTTAACTTGCTGATATTACCGATCACATTAAACAGCGGATTCACCTTTACAATATTGATTCCATTCAGTTCCACACTATACAGAGGGAAGTCTGACTTCATTGCACCAGTCAAAATATTCCCATTAACTGCTGTCGGTGCTGTGGGTGTCCAAATAGAATCTTCTCCTTGGATCACAACCAGATCAACCGTTTCTTTTCCTGTGCTATCCTTTGTGTACCGGAACACGATCAGGTCAATCCTGTTCGTTCCAGAATGTCCATTGTTAATTGTCACCAGCGCACTATCATTCGCCTGAATCCTTACGTGTCGTCCGTACATAACTGCATCACCATCGGAGATTTTTACAATGTTATTGGACTGTACCTCCGCTTTTAACTGGCTGCCATTTTCCAATACATATTTTTCAGCTCCAAAAATACCGGCAAATAACGCACCGTCAGATTCCGAGCTGACTGCACGTCCGGTATCTCCTGTATCTAAATAATTTGTCGCCATTGTTATTCCTCACCAACCTTATACATTATAGTCATAATATCATTTTTTATTTTTACGATTTCCTGTGTTACCTGTTCCTTCAGCAATATTCCGGTTGCCCGGTTTCTTCCACCAACAATATCACCAATATCCACGCCTAATTTACTGAACGATGCAGAGACAGAATCCGAACTTTTCAGTTCCTTCAGATGTTCAATTCCCTTTTCTTTCAGCTCTGTAGCTGATTCAGAATTTCCATAATCGTATGTTTCTGCAATTTCATACTCACCGAAATACGCCTGTTTTTCGCTGATCTCTCCTGTCTTATCTACATACAGATCAATCACCGTTCTGGCTGCCAATTCACCAGCTCCAAGACAGATCAGATGATTTACCCCTCCGGTTTTCTTTTCGATTATGATCTTCATTCCGTAGTCATCGGAATACTCATATTTCTCTGACAGATCTTCGATCGGGACAGATGATATATTCACACAAGAATCCTTGTCGTTGTAAATGATTTTCAGCTTTGCCCCAGCAGCAGACAGCATTTTTACAATGCCTGAATAAGCATCGACGTATCTCTGGAATTGATAATTACTTATCTGTATTCCGGAAGACGTATCCGGAACAGCAAACATATCTACCAGATCACACCGCTTTATCAGCAATGCAAGAATATCATGTACATCACCGGATACTGTCAGGTAATCTTTTCCTGCGTCCGGTCTGATCACTTTCTTTTCCAGAACACCACGCCAACTTCTTCCGGAATAATATACCTTGGATTTTTCTGTGTCGACTTTTACATCATCCACAATACCGCCGTATTCTTCGTCTTTTACATACCAGATGCATCCGGCACTCATGCAGTGATTTTTCACATTCATTTGAAGCTCAAAGTCATTATTGCCTCCGAGTTCCAGATCAACGGAATATTTTTCAAGACTCCCTTGTGGAAGCCTGTTTACGTCTGTATACATTACTTCCACAATGGTTCACTCCTTTTATCAATAAGAATCAGGTCGAATGAAAAGCTGCCATCCCAAGCAATTACTTGTGTACCAGCTACAATTTTTTCAAAGATGTAACACTCTTTTGCAGCCGACCATAGAACATTTTCCGTATATCCGTCAGTATGTACCAGTTTTACTGTTTTCTTTATGGAATCAATCTCCAATCGCTCACCGGCATTCAGTGATATATTGACCTGATAGGTATTATCTCCAATCTTCACAAGTGGCTTTGACACAGAACCATATATACGAAGAACAAAATCTGATTCTGTGATAGCTGGGTTGATGATCAAGGAAGATGATACCTGATTCAGATAATAGTATCCGTATTTGTATGGATATTTCTTCAGATCATCCATTTCAACTGTCTTGCCTTCTGTCTTCAGGAAGTTGTACTCTCTTTCCTGTACCCAGTCCGGCTGATCTGTTGCAATGGTTACTTCGATCTCTATATACTGCTTCGTCAGATACCATTTCGCTTTTTTTGATGCTACGATATAACAACTTAAATAGTAGCCGTCCTGATATAGTCTTCCTGACTGTTCTGCACGAATATCAGATTCAAATATCTGGAAGATAGCATTTCTTTTTGCAATCCCCTCTTCCTCGGAAGATGCCGAAATGATGATCTTCATTTTCTTTTCCTTGACACCTTTATGAAAGTTGGTAATCTCGTCATAGTCCGTATCATACTCCCATTCATAATCCCTTAATTCAGAGGATGTAATAAAAATACCATCCGAACCAAAGTCAATACTTTGGTTCAGATGGTTCACATATTTCGCCCTATCAAGCATATTTTTTCACCAACCTTGCTATCTCTCTGTTATCAAATTCAAACTCTACGCCGTTTGTCAGAACATCAATTAACAGCTTGTACAATCCACCGTTCCGCATCCAGTTAAAGATTGCTTCCAGTAATGCACGAGTCGCTTCGCTGTCACCGCTTCCACTTCTGGCATTATTCACAGCCTCCTGAATCATGTCCATCAAGTTCTGCGTCCCAACTACTGTTTCCGATCCGGCTTCACCGCCTGCCAAGAATTGATTTGACTTAGCGTTGTAACCGAAAATAGTCGGCTGATTCATGATCATACCATCATCCATTGCTTTCTTATACCATTCAATACCGAAGTGCGGTACACTTGGCGGTGTCAAGTTGAAAGAACCACTGATTGAAATATGTGGTAATTTCAAATGTGGTAATGACCATGAAAAATTGAAGAAACTTTTAATTCTGTTTATAGCGTTACTTACAATGTTCTTTGCACCTTCAAAGATGCTGCTGAACTTTTCCTTAATTGCACCAAGTACATTTGATACTGTGGATTTTGCAGCATTCAGACCACTTGAAATAGTGGACTTTACACCGTTGATCACATTAGATACCGTTGACTTGATACTGTTCCAAGCACTTGTAAAAGCTGACTTGATATTATTCAATACACTCGAAACAACAACCGAGATTGCGTTGAGTACAGTACTAATTACTGATTTGATCGCATTCCAAATGTTGCTAATAGTGGTTGAGATTACATCAAGGGCTGTTGATACAGCGTTCTTGATAAACTCCCAAGCTGCAATAATATATTCCTTGCAGTTTTCCCATATAAACATCCAAGGCATTGTGATGATCTGAAATGCAGCACTGATGATTTCACCAATAAACATGATGGCAACCTGCACCGCATCCTTAATTGTTTCCCACACCGCACTTACAACATCAGCTATTGCAGTAAACACATTGATTACTGTTTCTTTTATGGCATCTATCTTTTCAGATATTGTCGTTTTAATGTTTTCCCAAGCGTTTGTTACTGCTTCTCTGAATCCATCATTGGTGTTCCATAATGTGATCAGTGCAACCACAAGCCCTGCCACAAGTGTGACTATAAGAACTATAGGGTTAGCATTTAATGCAGCATTAAAAAGCCACTGTGCAATAGTAGCCCCTTCTTCTGATTTCTTGTATGCATTCCAAGATTTTGAAATTGCATCAATCAATGATGATATTGCCATTGCAACCTTTAAGGTTACGAATCCGGCAGCAACTCCGGCTATCAGTGGTGACCAGTCCTTGAACGTTTGAATAATCTTAGGCACATCTTCAATAAGACCACCTAGTTTTTCAAGGAAGTTTTCAACACCGTCCATTCCTTTTTCAAAGAATGTTGTAAAATCAATTTTTTGAATCCAGTCAAATACCCTTTGTAGTGCATCACCGACAGACGTTGCAAACGCATCCCAATCAACGGTTTCCATCCAGTCTGACAACTGCTGTAAAAATCCCATAACAGTAGGTGCAAGTTTTGAACCTACTTTTGTAAGGATATTTTCAAACAATGCCTGTACTGAACTCCATGAACCTGATATTGTAGTACCTGCTTCAAGTGCTGTTGTTCCGGTTATACCTAAGTTATCCTGAATCTTGTGAATAGCTTCAATCATTTGGTCAAACGTTACGTTATCCAAACTTTCAATCTTTTCACCAAGTACACCTGAATCATTTATCAATCTGATCATTTCAGACTGTGTACCACCATAACCAAGTTTCAGGTTATCCAACATCGTGTAATTTTGCTTTGCAAAACCCTGATAAGCGTCCTGTATAGAACCTATGTCAGTACCCATCTTATTAGCATTATCTGACATATCAGTGATAGCAAGGTTGGTCAGTTCAACCGCTTTTGCAGTATCACCACCAAGACCTTGAATCAGTGAAGCAGCAAATGACGTTGCGGTGTTCATATACTGATTTGAACTCATTCCGGCTGTCTTATATGCCTTTTTAGCATAACCAATCAGTTTACCGGAACTGTCTTTGAATAATGTTTCAACACCGCCAACTAACTGTTCATATTCAGCATAGTGACTAACCGCTGATTTTGTCACATCTGTTATTTTTTCAGCTAACTGTGTACACCCTGATATGACCTTAGTAATAGCTGTAGATGCTAAGTTTGCAAGTGTACCCTTCCATATAGTAAAACCATCGTTTGCCTTTTCTGTAGATTCTTCTACATCCTGCATTGATTTATCGAACTTATCCGCTGCATCACTTGCCGTAGATAACTTTTCTTTATTATCTTGTAATTCGGTAGATAATTTTTCAATTTCCTTAGCACATGCTTTTGCTTCGTCTGAATTCTTACCTTGTGAAAGGTATAAATCTTGATATTTCTTTTTTAACGCATCTAATTGAGTTTCCTGCTTAGTAACAGTCTCACTAAGTTCCTTAAGTGATGTTCCAACTTTTTCTATTGGCTCGTGCTTAAAAGAGGATACTATTGTAGAACTAATTTTTTTGAAAATAGAAATAATTTTAGAACCGGATTTTTCTGTTTCATTTCCACTTTCTAAAATCTTCTCACCAATTTTTCCACACTTTTCTCCGGCTTTATCAACAACGGAATTAGTACTAGAGATTACACGTCTCCAATTTTCATAACTCTTTCCACTCTGCTGTACTTTATTTCCAGTGTCTGCTGTACTCTTTCCTAGTTTTTTGGTTGATTTTTCCGATTTTTCAGCAGATTTATCAACATTGCCAAGACTATCAGCTGTGTCCTTTGCAGACTTGGAAACCTTTTCAATGTTGTTTACCGCATCAGCGTAATTGATCGTTATTTTTCCGACCAACGAAAAAATATCCAACGATTAGCCACCCCCTTTCAACGGTGGCACGAATCCGTTCAGAATTTTATTTGCTTTTTCCACCTGCAACTTAATCTGTGCATTGTTCATTGTCGGTTCAGTTTGTTCAGCGTTTCCACCTTTCGGTGCTGTACTCATAAACTGCTGTTTAAATTCTTCAAAATTTCCAACATCATCAGCAAGTGGGTTTGCTGTGATTGCACAGTATAAGTCCCACTGTTTATCTTCATTGTCCTGTTTCAGAACTGTTCTAACAGTAGCGTCTAATTTCCCCCGGCTGATTGCTTTATCTAAATAGATGTAGGGGTTACCATATCTACGGTTGCAGCATTCATCGAATCGTTCTGTTCCGTACCCACTAATTCGGCAACACCCTCGAAAAAATCCATAAGATCATCTTTCTTAGCAAAATCTTTTACCATGACAGCAAACTGTTTCAGCTTGAATTTCTTTACATCATCGGCAGTAACCACTGTACCGTTGTCCCACTCCATACAGTTAGCAAAAAACTTACAGATTTCATTTCTTGCTTTGGAAATGTTCTTGATCAGAATGCCGCATACTTTCATAGCAATGACAATACCAACTTCTTTCATATCTGTACCGGATTCCTGCAACTGCTGAATCTCGTCTTTGTCAAATACACCAATAACCTGTTCTACTCCGATAACTGCAAGAACCTCACAAAAGTCAAATGCGTTATCGACCGTTAAATCCTTAAATCTGAAATCTACCATGATTATTTATCCTCACTTTCTTTTTTCGCTCTGTTTCTTCTACCACCACTTGCAGGTTTATCCCGTTTTGGTGTAGGTTTTTCTTCATGTTCAACAGGTTCAGTCTGTTCACTTGCTGTTTCCTGTTCCTGATCTTCTACCTGTTCAGCAGATACAGCAGGTGTTTCCTGCTGCACTACTTCATCAGAAATATCAACCACAAACATTCCTTTGTCCTGAATTTCTGCAAATCTTTCTTCTGTCATATCCAGTTTTTCACCAATTACATGACCTTCACCTGTGTACTTGTCTGTGTATTCTCTAACTACAACTACTCTCATAATTCACACCCCCTACACAACAGAAGTTGGGTAATAAATTGCAATATCCAACTTGTTTAAGCTGTCATTTTCAAGGTCTGCTGTACACTCAAACTTGACAGCAAATGTTGTCTGTTCAGCATTCTTTGTTTCCAGTTCAAACGCTTCTGTACAGAGTGCATTCGGTAAAATGATAATTACATTTTTACCGCTTGAAAGTGTTCCAACGTAGGCAACATTTTCAAGATAATCTGCTTCTGTGATGTTTTCCTTAGATACATATTTGACATAGGTTGTATCTTCGGAAGTGGATTTTACGAGGTGTAATGCATTTACAAGAATATCTTCTGTAAGTTCTGTCATCTGACCTTCAAGTGTGGCAGATTCACCAACCTTCTGTTTGCTGACACCTTTGATCAGCACCGTTGCACCGTCCACCTCAACATCAAGCCACTGTGCCTCATAGTTGAACTTAAGACCCCCGGAAGTTGCACCAAGTGGTGTACCAGTCCAACCGTTGCTTGCTTTCTCATACTTAAGATTTTTGTAAATGACACCTGCACCCAAGATCATGTTCTTGATAGTTTCAGATGTAATACCGTGCTTTTTTAAGCCCATTCTTTTATGCTCCTTTCCACTCATTTGTGTTAAGTGTTATCGTAATTTTAAAAAGATCTTCTTCACCTGTTGGAATCATTAAACTGTTCCAATAGGTAATAAAAAAAGCAGTTCCTTCCTGAACCGCCCTTAAATCTTCAAATGCTTTTTTTAGTTTGTCATTTATTTCTGCAAGCGGTAATTTTGACCCCCTTGACCAACCGTCAAGTGTAAATACACCGCCTGTATATCCGTCCTCTAATCTGTGTTCAATTTCATTGAACGAACCGACAAAGTAAGGATAGCTAATTTCACCTGTCCATTCACCAAATTCATAGGGAATACCAAGTTGATCAAGCTGATCAGAAATAAAACCAAGCATATCAACCATAATTAACCCCCTAAATTCTGTTTAATGACATTTACAAGCTGTTTCTTTATCTTTGGAGTTACACTCTGAAATGCTTTCGTGAGTGGTTGTCGTGGTGTTTTTCCGTAAGTATGGTAAAATTTACCGTCTTTCTTACTCTTATAAACCCAACCGCCTTTTCTTCCATCACCATGCAGTGCATATTCACCAGTACCAAATTCTTCCCAAATCGCATTTTCAAGGTCTGAACCTACAGCAACAGTTGATTCATCTTTTCCTTCATCAACCATATATTTGTAAGACCCCTTTGTTTGTCCGGTATCAACCCGGCTGTTTCTTTGGGTCTGTGCCTGTATTTCACCACCTACTTCGTGAAGGAATCCAATAACCCCTTCCGATAATGCAGCTTTAATTTTTGCTGTGTTATCTGTAAACTCAACTGACATACTACTGACCCCCTATAAATCTTAAATAGATTTCTAAATGATCATGCATATTCATAGGATCATCAATCAGAAGGATTTCATACACTTCACCATTCACAACCATTCTTGCATTGTCACTTGTCACATCAACGGTTTCCTGTTCATCCGTCTTACTGATCACACCTGTCAGAAAACTGAATGGATTCCAAACCCAATCAGTTGACAGATTTTTCAGATTGGTAAAATCACACAAGAAAATGTGTGTACTTTCCTGAACCTTGGCATAAAAAGTTGTATGCTTTGAATCACCTGTTGATAAGTCCAACCACCCTAAAATTGACGTACAATCAACCCATGTGTTTATACGCTCACCTATGGCATTTTTAGCACCGTTCTTTTTTACCTGTAACAATCCTTGAATGTTACCGCCAATACTCATATAATCAGAATCTAGCCTTTATATAAGGCTTTAAGAATCCAAGTAAGGCAACAGGATAGCCCATAACTTGATTGTTAGCATCCTGATCAAAATAAGTCACACTGTATCTTGACAGTGTTTCAGACTTGACCCCTGTTTTCGGTCTGTTCTTAATATCCCACTTAAGTAATTCAAGTACACCTGCACGAACATCAGCAGGATATTCCACCTTAGTAATCAGGTTTGTACTTTTGTACAATTCCTGATTAACTCTGATGAAATCCTCACCAATTTCAGTAATGGTATACAGTCCATCATTCACCATTGACTGTGAAATCTGAACTGTATCACCCACTTTCAAAAAATCTGATGTTCCAAGCAAGCGGTTACCCAAACTGTCAGCGGTAAAACGAACAAACCGATTCTGAAAATTGTTATTAGTGTATGCCCTGATCATAAGTTCAGCAGCGTTCAGTTTTTCTTCAATCACCTTTTCATTTTGCACAGCAAATTCAGGTAATTTCATTACATCATCAACTGCTAATATCATCAGATCACCCTTTCTTAGACAACTGCTGTACCAACCTTGGACTTGATAAGACCCATCTTAACGTTCTTTGTGTTGAACTTAAGGCTGTAGTTTGCAGACTTACCAAGTTCTGCATAAGTCGGTGATTCTTTTGCAATCTGATCAACTGCTAAAGAAAGACCATTCGGATGTAGCACCTTACCCTGCTTTGTATAGAACTTGTCAATACCTGCGGAAGCTTCCGGGTCATAGTTGGTTGTGTACTGATTTTCATAGTTGTTCTTATCACAAGATAAAAATGCACCCTCACCAAACAGATATGTGCTGTAAACCGCATCTGTACCTGTTCCGGTAGCTGTAAATCTGTCAGTTACAAGTACGTGCTTACCTGCGATAGTCGGCAGTGTAATTTCTTTCTGAATCACACCGTTGACAACATACTTATCATAGTCAACCATTTCCATTTTCTTGTACTCTTTAAAGATCATGGAATGCATAACCATCAGACCAAGACCACCTGCCATATCACCAAGTGCTGCCTGTTCTGCATCGTAAATTGTACCTGCTTCAATGTTTGTCTTAGTATTTTTAGTAAGATCAAGTACATGATCACTAAGTGCTGCAACTGCCAATACTGCCTGTGCAATGTTCATCAGTTCTTTTTCCCAAACCTGACCATAATAACCTGCGATTTTATTTCTGATCAGTGTCATAGGGTCAGCACCAGTTAATTCCTTTGTGAAGTCTTTAGCCTTGAATGCTTTCATTCTCTGAATAAGCATACAAGTCTGTTTGTCACCGCTGATTTCAACAGGTGTGTTGTTTGTTTCACCATCGTTGTTCAGTGCTTCCATACCGCTTTCATTTGCGTCAATCGGCTTATAGATTGGAATTGTTGCCACGTTTCCATGCTCACCGATTAAGTCCATAATAGAACTGTCCTGCTGCACAATACCGGAAGCAATAATTGGTGTAGTCCAGTAGTCAGCTTCCTGCATCATTCCGGTAAATACTTCTTCATCAAAAGCAAAACCACCAAAATTTCCTGTTCTTGCCATTTAATTCACCATTTTAACCTTTCTTAGTGTACATTTAACTGTTTGAATAACTCCGGGTTTTCCTCTTTGAGTTTCATTCTTTCGTTGTAACCCATCTTAAGGAACTGTTCTTTGGTAACTGTCTTGTCTTTATCCCCACCCGGCAGGTTGTTTTCAAGAATCTTTCTGTTACCATTCTGCTGCTGATTGCTGTTGGATGCTTCAAACATGGTAGGATGCTGTGTTTTAAGACCTGAAATCAGATCATCTTCACCTTTGATTTTCCCATCATCACCAAGTTTGATTTCACCTTTTTCCTTCGCCTTGAATACCAGATAGTCAACATCAACCGCACCTGCTGCAACCAACGCAAATTTCAATGCATTCTCTTTCTTAAGGTCTGCATTCTCTTTCTTAAGGTCTGCAATCTCTGTTTCGTATGCTGTAATCTTCTGCTGTGTAGCTTCGTCTTTTCCGGCTGACTTTTTCAGTTCTTCAATCAGGTTATTAGCCTTGGTCAGTTCTGTAGTCTTACCGGAAAGGTCAGTTTCAAGGTTGGTGTATTTGTCCTTAGACACATAACCACCATCAGTAAGGTTGACCATCTTGATCAGCTTCTCTTTGTTCTTTTCATCACCGTTATAGTCATTGATTGCCTGTACCAGTTCATCATAGGTGATAGCCTTATCACCAAAAAATGCTTTTAAAAATTCCATGTTCTTCTTCCTTTCTCCGTCATGTTTTTATATCCGGTGTCACCGGGAACGGTCAACAGTTTATATCCCATGTTGCAGGGGTCATTTCAGCAGCAGTTTAAACGTCATAAGCCTTTTTCGGACAAAAGAAAAGACACCCTTGCGGATGTCTTAAAAATACTATTTAACCCATAGTTGGGAGATAATCAGGATCACCATACCTTTCTACAGTACCAAGTGAATGTGCAACGCTTTCATGTTCCTTTTATCCCCCTTTCTGACCTTATATAACGGTCATATATGTAATAAAAAAGCAAAGGTATACAATTCTGTACCTTTGCTTTTTAATACATTATATCGTCAAGTGATAAGTACCCAAGATCATAAACGTCTTTGTTTTCTTCGATACATTCATCAATAATGTCAATGATTTCTTCATCTTCCTGACTTTCAAACGGAATAGTTGGAAAATCATCATTAAATTTTTCCTTATACCTTTCAAGTGCTTTCTGTAATTTCTCATTCATATTATTTTACCCCTTTCAGAATTTCAATGAATGCTTCATAGCTGTTTGGCAAGTACTTCTTCACATATTCCAGTTCAGAGCCACCATTAACTTCTGCGCCCATGATGTTAGCCCACATTTCAGATGCAGATTCATAAACCCTACATTCATTCGCTACCTTGCTAAGATTACTTGCATCAATACCAAGTTCTTTATATGCTGCCTGTAAACCTTTATGTTCCTTAAGACGTTTCATCGAACTGTATTGACGATTATAATATTTATCTCCATGCCCCCATGCTATACGTTCTCCAAGTAATCCGTCAATAGCATCTTGAACACCTGCACTTGCATGATTATTTCTAAAATCTTCTTTCACTTCATCAGTTAAAATTGATTTTAAAAAATCCCTATCTTTTCTTACAGCGACAAGAAATTCATCAGATGAACTTGCAACCTTTGACAGCTTACACCATTTAACTTTTCCGTTAATAAGATCAAGTTCTGAAAAATGTGTATTATCGTAATTAGCTTTTGCGTCAAAATAATGACCGTACTCATGTGCTAATGTTCCATATTTGCTTTTTCCACCCTCAATATATTTCTTCGCTGGATATGAAAACACAAGTTTATTGTCACGTGGTGTATAATATCCATTTTTTCCGTATGCTACACCGTTGATTTTATCGGCATACTTTGCATACAATTTTTGAAGTGATATATTACTGTGTTCAGTCAGAATCTTCATGTACTCATCATAATCTGAACTACTCATTGCACCCTTTAGCTTTTGGGTGTGTACCAATACATCATATTCTTTCACATTCATTGTATCAGCCTTTTCGGGCAACTTCAAATATTTCTGTTTGAAGTCATTGAATGATTTTGATTTATCCAGTCCAAAAAATGATGCACGTTCCTGTAAGGTTTTCAATTCATCATCGTCTAAAGCCCATTTTGCACGTTGTAGCAGACAACACCGACAGTTGCAGACATTCCTTGCAGAACCACCAACACCCGGTGCTTGCATTTTCTCACCGCCAACATCGAAAGGTTCATCAAGTTCCATGATCTGTCCATCTGCTTCTCTGTGTTCCGGTCTTGTCCTACTGTCAAGTGTAGCATCCCACTGTTTGACTATATCTGCACCTTTTTTCTTTGCCTCATGCTGACCGTCAAGAGCTGCTTCATTCTGTATTCTATGACCTTCTGTCCGGGCAATCCGTATTGCATTATTAATTGCTTTATTAAATGGGCTGTTCATACCCTTGGCAATTCTTAATGCCATTTCATTCCATGTTGAACCGCTTGCAATCCCTCTTGAAAGTTCAGCACGAATTGAACGCTTAAGATAACCCACATCTTCACCAAGTCTGTTGTAAAGACTGTCTGACAATTTACTGTCTGTACGAACTGCCTTGACAACCTGATCTTGGTCGATTGGAACAACCAAAGGTATACCACTAAGGTGCAGGTCATAGTACATACCAACATAACCGTTTATGTACGATTGCTGTAAATAATCAGCTATTGTTGTAAACTGTCCTTCATGCAGGTCATACAGGATTGATTCAATCTGATCAACCATAATCTGCTGATATTCTTTTTGGTATATGATGCTTTGCAGATTTTCAAGGTCTGTCCTTGCTGACAGTTCCCTGATTTTTTGTTCACAATCCTTTTTCGCCTGTTCATATACCAGTTCTAACAGCTTGATTACTTTCTTTTCATCGTTAAGTTGTGCCTGTTGTACTTCCTTCTGTGCCTTGTTCACCTATTCCACCACCTTCATCATCCGGTATAATAGAATCAAGATCATCTTGCACCTGCTGCACCTTATCAGCTTCATTATCCGGCAACTTGTCCTTCACATCTTCATAATCAATATCAAGAACATCACAAATATACTGAATCGTCAAATCATCACCAAAAATCTGTGCCAGTGATAACAGGGTGTTGATTTGTACCTGTTGTTTCTGTGCTTCTGTAAGTTCATTCTGTTCATTTTCCTGTTCATTACTCATTACTTCGTGGGTGAACTCAAAATAAACATCTGTGATCTGATAATCTGTACCGTTCTGCTGATTGATTTCATCAATGCACACCGCCACAATCTTACGCAAGAACCGCTTGATATTCCTTTCAAGGTGCTTACATCTAAGATCAAGCAGTGAATAGGCTGCCTTGATTGCAATATTAGTTGTTGCTGATGTATCTTTCAGACCTGACAAGTTCAACCCCATACCAAAACGGTATATGTTCTTTTCATCCAGTTCCAATTTAACCTTCCGGGCTTCATACGGTACATCTACTGTATGTACTTCAATACCGCCATCTGAACCGACACCAACAATCTTTTTTGTCTTAAGATTCTGCTGTAATTCATCAAGGTTATCACCATCAAACCCTTTGACTGCATATAATGGATGGTCAAAGTCAATCAGGTTATTGGAAAGACTGGATGCCATAAGGTCATAATCATCAATCAGGTCTTTTACTGCTTTCAGGTTGCTGAACTGTTTCTTGTTATTATCCAACCGGAAGAATGGCAAGAAACCAAGTGAATCAATATAAGTATTATCATCACCATCAACCTGATACAGTACATGCGGTCTTGGGTTCACCTTGGCTTTATCGTCAAGCTGTATTTCCCCTTCATCTGTCTGAACATAATAAACAACCTGTTCATCATCCCAGTCCATGATTTTCTTGATTCTGTGACCTTCCTTGTCAACTCGGTCAACGTACCAGTAAATTACATGGTCTTTCTTATCTTCTGCAAATCGTGCTTCTACTTCCACAACACCGATACTGTCAGCACACGTAAATTTCAACTTGTCAGTGCTGTCTTTCATAGCATACATATAAGCAAAACCCTTTGTCTGACAGTCCGTGAGTGTTTCTGACAGTTCATCAATAAAATCATCATTGTTATTGAATCTTGCATTAAGTTCACTCTGTAATTCAGGCACATTACTGAATACAAAACCATCCGAACCTGAAAGGGTGTACTGTGTACCCTGTTCTGTCAGTTCCTTAAAGAATGGGTGTGGTATTCTTACATTTGCCCGGCTTGTATCTTCCACAAGCTGACCGTCATTGTTGAAGTAGAATATTCTGTAACTTTTAATGTCGTGATCACCATCGAAATAGCGTTCTCCTATTCTTGCAAAATGCTTTTTCACCGATGCTGCATCTTCATCAATAAACATCTTTATCTCTTCGATCGTAAGCAATTTATCACCCCTTTCTGCTACTTACTCTGTACAACCAAGCTCCTGAAATACCTCGAGCATTTTCGGAAACTGCATTGCAAGCCAATCAACCAGTTCCTCATTGTTCGAATAGTCACTAAGACCACTCTCATTAAAAAAAGCATGAATTACTTCATGCCGCATTACTTCGCTGTGTCTTTTCTTTCTCTCATCTTCTGTTGCTTCACCATAAAGCATATCTTGTAGTGGTCTGATTCTGATAACCTTCGCATAAGTCTGACACTCTCCGTCAACATTTACTTCTATCAGACCATGATCATTTTTAATCAACTCATACTTTGTACCTAAGATTTCCATTTTGCACACCAAATTGGCTAGAATAGCCAGCCGTTACCTTTCTTGATATATTTTTCTAACGCATACCGCATTGCGTCCATAAGATGATTGAAATCATCAATCGGACGATTCAGCTTATTACCAAACTTGTCCTTGTCCCATGTATAATTGCTGATCTCCGTCAGGAAATTCACACACCTTGGATGTATGATAATTTCAAAGTCCTGAATAAACTGAATACCACTGTTGATACTGTCCTTACCTTTTTCAGCACCTTTGACTCTAAGACCATAACCCTTTAACTGATCAATAGACTTTGGTTCTGCTGAATCTGCTGTGATTCTTTCCTTTGCATAGCCCATATCAGTGATATTCTGGTATATTCGCTCATTGGAAAGACCTGCTGCATACATTTCATCATACACGAATATCTTTTTGTTCTTCGTGTCAATGAATCCACAAAATAATGCAGATGGGTCATTTGTATAACCAAAGTCAAGACCAAAGGCTGAATCAATCTTGTATTGCTGTCTGATCTGTTCCAGTGTAAAGGCTTCTTCATGCCAATTCTCATACACAAGACCATCAACAATACCCCAGTCCCCAAGACCTGCCACTGCGTAACGTCTTGGATTCTGCTTTCGCATGGTTTCAAAAACCTTAAGATCGGCTTTATCTAACCATTCATTGCACTTGTAATTGGTGGTAAGTGCAAGTGTTTCATCATCAGGGTTATCAAAAAACCGTTTCTTCAACCAATGGTGTTCATTCCAAGGGTTGAATGTTACGGTGATCTGTTTGAACAGGTCTGAACCTTCTGGGATTGCACCACGAATAGATTCATCAAGCATATTGAAATCGTTCATTGAACTAATTTCATATGCTTCTTCAATCCACATCCAACACAATACGCCCTGATCAACAGTGATTGATGTTACTTTCAGTGGGTCATCCAGTCCTCTGAAATAAATCTTTTGACCTGTTGGTTTATACGTCATTTCAAGTGGTGACTCTTTTATATCCCAAAAAGCATCAACACCAAGTCGATGTATAGCCCATTTCAGTTCAGTAAAACAGGAATCCTTTAGTGTTCTGTAAGTTTTTCTGACAACTAAGGTATTCGCATCAGGGTACTTCATCATATTTGTGATATACCATAATGCTGTAGTCTTTGACTTCTTAGATGCACGTGAACCTTTGACTGCCCGGTATCTACCTTTCCACCGCCAAAATGTACCGTAACCCTTACCGACTACTTCCGGTAATTTCACATTAACCTTACCGGACTTTGTAGCCTTGTGATCTTCCGGCATCAGAATGAACTTTTGATAACCAAATACATATTGACTTGATGGCTGCCTGTATTTAGTCCTCAAGTGCGTCTGCTCCTGAAATAACAATAGGGGCTGTTACATTCACATCTAACTTATCATTCCACATACCTAAATGTTTACCAAGCAATTCAAGGGCTTTCAGTTTTGATGCAACCTTGACTTCTCTTTCAACACTTCCACCAAACTCATTATCAGATTCCTTATATTTGATTGATTCAATACAAGACAGATCATCAGCAGATGCATCCTGCTTGATTCTTCCGTTACTGTCAACAACGTCTGTCATTCTGACAAATGCAATCTTGGCAAGCTCTAATACAACCCTATCCTGATTTACTCCGGTTCTTCGTGAGCGTTCTGCCATGTGTTCAGCAATAGTCTGTTGAATATTAGGTTTCGTGAGGTTTTCACATCCGATTGCATCCGCTGTTTTTACTGAATAACCTGCTCTAATAGCTGCCTGTGTTGCATTCAGATCAATCAGGTATTCATCAACAAAACGTTGCTGCTTTTCAGTTAATTTGCCTTTTTTTGCCATAACAACACCGCCTTTCTATCATTTGTATAACAAAAAGTGCTGCAAGGTGAGAGGAAGGCATACCTTGCAGCACATAAGACAATAAGCATATTTTATTGCAAATAAAAATTGCAGGTAATTTATTACCTGCAAAAATTTTTGTACAGCATACACTATAAAAGGTAAGCTTGTATTTGTCAAATATGAAATAATTGGTTTTATGTCAGATATGTAAGGTTTTTATAGGTATCTTCAAACGCTGAAAGTGCCTTATTATGCAGTTCTACGGTATATGAGTAAGATTTTTTCATTTCCTGTGAAGCAACCTTGACTGTTTTAAACTGCACATACACTTTTGTAAGAATCTGAATCATATTCTTATTACGCAATCCCCGGATTTCCTTAATGATCTTCTTTTTTGCATCAACGAACTGATCTATTTCTTCATTGATGTGTTGGTCAAACATGGTATACCTCACTACGTCCTTACACAACTTATCACCTACAGGTGAAGTCTGCACTTTGTCCCGGCTGTAATCAATACCGCCTGCACTGCATACATTCATTTTCATATCTGACAGCGTGGCAATATCATCATTTATCTGCATATCTAACACTTCAAGCTGTTTCAGATATTCCCTTGCACTTAATTTCTTCTGATCACTCATTTTTACCTCACTTTCTGTAACTGTTACAGTTCTGTTACAGTTGAAAATACTGTTAAAAAGTGCTTCAAATCCTTATAAATCAAGGAAGTTACACTTGTTACGGTTACAGTTAAAATCCTATTCTTATATATTCTTATTTTTACTAAGTCTTATTACTATTAAAAAAAACAACAATTATTAAAGAATTTGTTTTTAACTGTAACAACTGTAACACCCTTATAAATAAAGGCTTTCAAGTGTAACTTTTACTGTAACAAACTGTAACTTTACCGTAACCACTACCACCACAGTACTGATTGGTACATCGAACTAATGAAACACCTTACCTGATTTCTTATGTTTCAATGTCACCCTTCCAACAATTTCAAACCCGGCAATGTCAACAATGTTCCTGATCACTTGAATCAGTCTGTGGTTACGGTCATTTAGTTCTGCATTTTCTTCACGCTTGACCGTTGCCATTGCTGCACCTGCTGTTGGGTCAACATACCCTTCATTATTTCTATAGGTCATAATCTTTTATATCCTTTCCATGAATCTGTTCATTATATGTTCAGCAAAGTTCAAAGGTAGTGAACACTGCTTTGGTACATCAAATACTTGCAAGTAAAAAGTCCTTTTTACCGTCTTTTCATAGCAAAGACTAAGTTTATACCCAAGTTTTGTCAGTTCAGTGTGACGGTCAACCAAGTCTTCCATACTATAACACTGAATAAAATCCCCTACTTTTAAATCATTTTTCATTATCATTTTCCTTTCTGACTGTTTTCATCAGTATGCAGTCACCAACATAAAATACTGCTACCATAAGCATATTCAAATCTGTTATTTCAGCACCATGAAAACCACAATAAAGTATGAACCCAAACCATAATGCACTCATTCATCGTCACCGTCCTTTACCGGGCAGTGATCGCAATCACCCATTGCAGCACCGAAACAACCCCAACAATCATCAATTTCTTCCGTCTCCGGTTTGTACTTTTTAGCTGCAACAGCTAATGCCATTACTACAGCACCAAGGATTAACCCAACCGTAAGACCAACGCAAAAACAAACCGTACCTGTTAATACTAACTTTTCCATACCGTCACACCTTTCTGAATATCCTTATCAATTTGTCACCTACTCTTGTTACTGACGTTTCAAATCCTAATCGTTTATTGATCTGCTTACTGAACACACCTTTTGACATTGGCTGCATTCCACCATCTGCACAAAATACCTGATACCTGCTGTATACGTCACTTGTTGGTTCATTTTCAATCATTTCAACACCACAATCATCAATAAATGCTTTGATTGGGTTATTTTCGTTTTCATATTCATCAATCTGTTCAGTTACTTTTTCAGACTTGGTGAACTCATTGTTTTCAATGATTCTTTTTAGTCCTTCTACACCTACCCTGATCAGATATTCAACTGAACTTTGTTCAACCAACTGATACTTGATATAAGGGTTGTAATCCGGGTCAATCTCACCACTTGGTAAATACTTTGTAAATCTTGCATTGAATGGAATAATCACCAAACGTCTAAGAACTGCCCCTGTCTTATCTTTCATTCTTGGTATATCATTTGCTGAAAACAGCAGCTTCACATAAGGGTTAAACTCAAAAGGGTCTTGCCCTTTTCTTTCTGCTTTGATTCTGTTACCTGTAACTACTTTCTTGAATGTTGCTACCTGTGAACCTTGCAGGAAGTCATCACCAATGTCATCACCGATATTTGCCAGTTTTCCGAACATCATTGATGTGCTGAACCTGTCCCCTAATTCCTTAAGGTCAAGTGCTGATATATTCCCATCACCAAGAATTGCTTTGACACAATCAAGGAATGTACTCTTACCATTGGACTTGTCACCTGTCATGATGAATGCCTTACCAAGTTCATTCCTGCGGTAAAAGCAATAGCCAATGCACTCTTCCAGTAATGCCCTGATCGGTTGATCACCGCAAGCTAATTTGTCCAGTGTATCATCAGCAAGTTCACTGTAGGCTTCCGGGTTATAGTCCCAAGGTATTTGATTGGTAATAACCAAATCAGGGCTGAATGGTTGCATCTGTCCGGTCACAATATCTAACACACCATTCCTGAATGCTATATAACGTGCATCTGCCTGTGTTTTCTCATCAGCTATAAGTTCCATATACTCTAATACTTCTCTTCGCTGTGTCTTTTTCAGGTTAGGTATCTGATTGATCATAGCTGTTTCAATAGCCTTGTACCCAACCTGATAAATCCCATCTTGATAGATATGTAACTGATTACTTATACTGACTACATTTTCATTGTTCTTAAGCCATGTTGCAAAACGGTCAAACAGGAATGTCTTATCACAAAAGAATACAGGTTTTTGAAATGCTTCATTCCTAAGAATCACTTCCAGTTCATCATCAGATAACGGCTCTTTCAGAACAAATCTGTTCAGAATCCTGATACATTCTCTTGTATCATCAACACTAAAATCATTTGATGTAAGTGTCAGGATATAATTGAATAATGCCTGATTGCGTCCGTCACCTGCATCCATATCAAGAAAGTCAACCGCTGTACGAACCGGGAACAACCATTTTGGAACTTCCTGATATGTTCCACCTTCTTCAATGTCCCACTCAATAAAGCGTTCTTCACCATCAATCTTGATTACTTCATATGATGAACGTGTACCAAGTTTTATATCTGCTGTCAGACCAACCGCAAGCGGTACATGTGTCCTGTTCCTTGTAATACTATGATTCTTAAATAAAAAATGTCTGCCCCGGCTTGTACAATACACCCGGCAATCAAGCTGATATTCTTCCACAATGTTCATTAAAATTTCAGACTGTTCAGCATCGTCAATATCTATCAGGATGGTATCATCAGCAAGAACACCACCGAACCCTTCAAGATTCTTCACTTCGTCATAAGTGCGGTATTTTGTCCGGTCTTTGAATGCTTCGATTGCTTTCTTGCCTTTTGTCTTTATGTACCCTTTGTACAACATCCTGTTTCACCATCCTTTAACTAAATACTTCTGACAGCAATTTACTGAAAAATTCTTTGTCCCTGATGCTGTCCTTATATTCCTTTTCGGCTGATCTCAAATCTGCCTTTTTCTCTTTCAATGTGTCCCGGCTTTCTTTCACATTTGTCATGTAATGCTTGTAACCGTTACTACCTTTCTTATGCTGTGACCGCAAATATAACCAGTGCTGCACGTTCATTTCAGCATCTTTCACTTCTGCCTTATTCCGGTCAATCCTGTTTTCGGTAATCATCGTAATATTGTCCAACCCTTCCATTCTGTACTGAATGTGATCTTTGATCTGATTCACAATGTCAGTGTTATCACTTCGATTGATTAACTTAATCAGCTTACGAACCTTTGAGATACTTCTACATGAAAGAAATTCTTCAAGATGAATAAGCATCTGACCATGATCATATTTGATTGTAATGTCTGTCATGTTCCCACCTTTCCGGTATTATGCTGCAATACCAAATTGTTTCAGTCTTTTTCTTGCTAAATCTATGTACCACTGCTTATCTAATTCCGGTGGTACTTTAACCCCAATTACAGAATCGTTATAAATGAAACTGTGATCAGGTGTGTTTCCAAATTTTTCACCCCTTGGTTTTACAACCTTACGTCTTAACAACCTACCGTCTGTAACACGATTGGAAGCAAACACACGATAAGATTTATAAGTATATTTTTGTGTGGTAGGATATGACCACACTTCTGTTCGTGTACCGTCCCGATGTTTTGTTGTCTTAATGATCTGACCAGTTCCATGTTCATGCTCAACCCAGTTATAATTGTTTGACAGCTTCACTATTTTTTGGAACATAATCAAGTCATCACACTGATTGATTGTCTGTTCAACAGGTATCTTTTTCACCATGTAGTCAACCAACGCTTTATTCAGTATTGGTAAGTCATTATCAATAGCAGAAAGTTCTTTGACGTAAGCACCAATTCTTTCAACACCGCCATCAGTACCAATCCAAAGGTAATTGTTTACGTCCTTCTGATAGATTTCTGATATATTGTCAAGTTCAAGTAATATTGAACATTGTTCAGTTGAACAACGCTGTTCCCATTCCCAACAAATATCATCAACCATTTCAAAGGCTTCATCAGTGTCAGGAATCCAAATGATCAGACCATCAGTGTTTGACTGAATCAGTTCAAGTCCCGGCACAACTTCCAAATGCTCAATCAGATCAAGCAACATCAACTGACCATTGATACACATACAGTTGTTATTACGTGGATCGTATGCAGCATTTGTTTCATCTTTCATTGCCCCTGAGAGTGCATTCAGCATCTTTTTATATGGCAACTGTGCTTTTTTCCATTGCTTTGCTTCTGCCTTTCTTCCGGCTTTAGCTGCTGCAACCTGTTTCTTTTTCATAGCTTTTCTTGTGTCATACACCAGTTTGAAGTTGTTATTGGTTGCTGCCCTTGTTACAAGTCCCCATGCAATCAGCATTGACGGATAGTAATTATTTACGTCTACATGAAGAATCTGACCTTTCCGATGTATCGGCTTATCAGATGCACCATGCAGACCGCCAAAACCAAATGTGTGTGGTATTCCTGCAACAATCGTTTCAAAGTTCTGTGACTTGTACCAAGTCTTTTTATCTTTTTTGTCAAAATCTTGTAACCCCATTTCAAGGGCTTCTTTTCTTTTCTCTGCAAACCATTCCTGAACGTATTTGTATTTTTTCAGTTTCAGGCATGGAAGAAAAAAGAAATCAAATTCATCACCAAAATGAGTTTTTGAACACCCAAGAACCTTTGCTGTTATCCGAGCTTCACTATCTCCAATGTCATATAAAGATGTTTCATTCGGGAATGCCTGTATAATTCCATGAACTGCATTAAACTCACTGACCTTTTCAAGAAATACCTTGATTGTCTGTTCCACGTCATGCCTACAGTATTTAACCGTCTGTTCTATTTCTTCCTGTGTCAGTTTCCTTTTGATACGGAAATCAACATCAGTTTCCTTGATGTTTGAACCAAGAAAACCTTCCATTGTTTTCAGTCCGACCGTTTTCATGGTTTCATCATTGCTTGGCATTACATCATAGTTGATCATGGGTAATTTATTGAATGCTCTTGAATATTGCCAACCTTCTTTATTGTCAACGATAATCCAGTCATTGATCTTTTTAGGATTCATACCAAGCAGAATACCTTTCATGATGTACTGATCATAGTGACGGTTGTTAAATCCTACCCATATATCTTTTCTATTTGCTTCATATAAGGCTTTTAGCTTATCAGGGCTATTGATTATCACGTGTTCTTTCTTCTTCGTCACATCAATGAATACAGCAAGCCAATCTTTTTCAAAAACCTCAAAATCGTAGAATATCATTTACTAAATCACCCACTTTTTGAAAAAGCGGTGTGCGTTTTTACACACCGCCTTAACTGTTATCTTACTGCAAAGTAGATATTTTATCTACTTTTTAATTAAAAATTTTTACATATCGAATGCTTCATTGATTGTAATTGGATTGAAGTTGTTAGCCTTATAAGTAACTTCTGCACCAATCTTACCCTGTACTTCCTGAAAAATATCAAGAACGCAATCAGCAAAATCACTGTAATTGACAAATTCCGGTACTGTGTCTGTTTCCAGTTTATCAAGCCATGTGCAGACAGATTTGATTGCCATGCCGTTAGTCCACTTAGGTGAAGTGTTGCCGGAAATTGTACGATTGAAGAAAATCTTTCTTCCCTTCTGATCTCCGTCCAAGATGCTGCACTGTACGGAAAACATCAGCTTGTCTTTTGCCTTAGTCTGCTTGATCTCCATTTTGTCAAAACTTACCTCATAAGTTCCATCAGGTACATCATCAAACTGTGAATCGTCTGCTTCCTGAACCTCTTTCTGTAATTCATTCAAATCAACCTGTTCATCAAATGCACTAAAATCTACTGCCATAATTTTTCACCTTTTTAACCTTTCTTAAAATAAATTTATTATTATAATTACTATGATACAAGCAATACAAACCCTTGTGTAATTATCCCTATTTTTCTGAATCCTGTCACCCACTGAACCGAATCCAAAGAATGCAGCCATGACTGCAAGAAAAATATTTAATGCTATCATGATCTTGTTCTTCTTCGTCTTTGACCTCTGACGTGCTGTTCAGGTGGATTCATAGCACCGTCTAAAGGTTCAGCCGGGGTCTGTGCGTCAGCAGGTACAGGGTTGTTTTCCTGTGCAAGTCTTTTGATTCCTGCATTAAATTCTTCTCTTGTGATTACCTTCATAACCTCAACACCATCAACAATCAGGTTAACCGTATCACCCTTATGCTTCATCACATAGTTATCATCAGCCGGAACATAGAAATATGCATCTGCTTCCAGTGTGACAGATTCAGAATCAGTGTTCGTTGTACCGTCCTGAACAGGTTCAGACTTTTCAGCATTTCTTTCCTTACGTGTTCTTCTTGGTGGTTTCTGTAAATCCGGTTTCGGTACTTTATCTGCAACATCCATTGCTTCATCAAACGGTACTTTTTCCTGTCCCGGAAAAGCCTGATCAATAGCCTTATCAACTTCATCCATGTGGTCAGCAATCTTCTGTTCATTTTCTGCCTGAACTTCTGCTCTACTCTTGCGTGTTCTTCCAGTCTTTTCTTCCGGTGCATCGGTTGGTGTTGCAGATTCAGCTTTTTTACCTCTTGTTCTTCTGCCTTTGCTGTCAGGTTTTTTAAGATTAGATGCAACCGCCTGATCAGCAGCATTCATTTCATCATCTGACTTGTAATCACCAAGTTCATAATAATTTCTGATCTTATCAACAACATAATTCAGATCATTGTCAATAGCATATGCAGTGAACATTCCAAGTGGTGATTTTACTGTATCTTTTCCGCTGTTCTGTGTGTAGAAATAATACTTGGCTTCATTCACACCAGTTCTAAGTACAACGGTAAACAGTCCTTCAATGGTGATCTTCTCACGCAACAGTTTACCAATTAACTTAACAGTTGTAAGACCGTTATCTAAAGTTTCCAAATGGGTCATATAAACGACTACAACATCATCAGGTAAGTCTTTGCAACAATCAATGATTTCAAAGTAGTTCGCACCAAAATCATTGTACTTGTCCCACCCGGTTTCTTTGATACGGTTCATGTACGGTACTGCAAGAATATACTGGAAGTCATCAACCACCAACAGCTTCTTACCTGCTGTACACTGTTCTTTCATGTACTTCACAATTTTTCTTGCATCTGTTTCATTGTTCAGCATTTCAAAGTGATTCTTGAACGGTAACGGTTTACCTACTGGATTGATAACAGCTGTTGTTGCCGGGTCACAATTTCTAAGGCTTGTACTTTTACCTGTACCGGATTCACCCATAATTAAAACTTTCTGTGCCATGATTATTTATCCCCTTTCTTAAATAAGCCCATTAACTTAGTAAAAAGATTGCTCTTTTCTTTCATTGCTTTCTGCTGTGACACCTTCAAAATCTGTCTGTTCTGAAAATGTTCAGCTGTTGCAACACTGTTTCTGTAACTTCTGTGACTTCTCTGTTTGTGTTTCTTTGCACTACTCATTGATTTCATCCTCACTTTCTTTGATAACAACCTGTAATCTTGTATTATTATGCAGTGGTGTAACCTCTACTGTATAACCGTTTGCCAACAGGATTCCTACTAAATCCTGATATGCTGCTGTGATTCTTGTACCTTCGATTTCAATACAACCGCACAATCTTGACATTTCACTGAAAAAGTCATCATTTGCAGCATCAACAACACTATACATATCATTCAGCATATATTTCAGTTCATCACGCTCGTCTTTCAAATGTCTATTTTCTTCTTTCAGCTTTGCAACTTCTGCTTCAAGAACTTCCTCATAACTGTTTTTATTCTTCTTCATTATTTTCACCTTCCTCTTTTACTTCATCGGTTGTTTCTTCCGGCTTCACCTGATCATTGAATCTGTCAAGTTTTCCGACCTCAAGAAACTGTGCTGACCAAAAATCTGCAAAATGAATGATCACCTGCAATGGTTCTTCATGACCTTTCAGATCATACGCAAGACTACCATAAGCACCATCATGATAGAAAATAGCGTGTTCTTCTTCCTCTGTCAGATCAATGTAACGTGCTGCCAGTTCAACCGATCTTAAAGGGTGGTCAATATGGCACAAATCAGAACTGATCTTGTACGGTTTACTTTCTGATCTCTTATACTTCTGTTCAGGATTTTTTTTGGTCGGTCTACCATCCTGCACCATGTTTTCAACATAATAAGGACTTCCATAACGTCCACACTTACCAAGGTCGTGTAATGCTGATGCAATGATCACGCTGCTGTGAATCTTGTTATATGCTTCACTTCCAAGCAGTGTAAGACCGATCTTTTCAGCGTACTGCATGACGTTCACTGTATGCTCTAACAGTCCACCATCTTTACAGCAGTGATTTCCACCAGATGCAGGGGCATCATAAAAACCAAGTTCTTCGATGAAGTCAAGTAAATCTTCTATACCCTCACGACCTGTTGCCATCAGACAACCTTTGAAATACTCAATCTGTTTTTCTCTTGTCATTGTTAAATCTCCTTTTCTTCTAACTTTATTTTCCACCGCTTCTGTTCTTCAATATTGGAAAGATACCAAGCGTTAGATTTTGTTTTGTGTTCATTGAATGCTTTGAACTCTTCAAAGTCATTTGGAAATAGTAAAATACCATATCCCCCGGATTCTCTTATTTTCCTTAAGTGATAAAGCTGTATCAGTGACGGTTCACCGTTGTCTGCCTTGACTTCAATACCAAGAAAACAACCGTCTGAACTTACCAGTAAATCAGGAATACCGCTTTTTGTGTAAGCTGCACCACCCCAGTATTTGAGCCACCAACAACCATATTCCTCAAGGTATTTTTTAACCCTGTTTTCAAAATTCTTTTCTGCTGCTATAAAAAATCAACTCCATTGTCTTTATTTGCATATCCGATCAGTGACAGTACCAAAAGATTGAATGCCATAATTGCATATGGTTGCCATGATATGATGTAATCAATGTATACAATCCAGTACATAATACTTAACAGGTTAAAAGAGATAATTGTCTTAATAACAAAATTCTTAAAATGTTTTTTGATGTACTTCCATACCCGGCACATCATACAATTATGTGAACAATTCATCAGTTAGTTCCTTTCCTTCCTGCAATGCTGAAAGATTCCTTTCTTCAAAACTTCCCTTTACCAGTAGGTAATAGTAGAAACATGGTCTGTTCTGACCGATTCTGTGTATACGTTTCTTTGATTGTTCCCAAAGATCACAAGACCCTTTTCCAAGTGGCAGTGTAAAATACACAATCTTATTTGCTTTCTGATAGTTACCACCCATTGCTCCTGCTTGATACTGAACAAACGTGACACTGTTATCTACACATTCATATGCATACATTGAACGTCCTGAACCATTTACAAAACTGACTTCCCTGTTGAGTGATTCACATATTTTTCTAAGTCTTGTCAGTTCTTCATTGAAGTTATAAAACACAATCAACCGATCTTCAGTTGATTCCAGTAAGTCCCTGAATGCTTCCAGTTTTTCCTTATGCCATTGACCGCACAACTGTCTGCAATATAATGTTTTGGTCAGGCTATTATCACCGATCAACTCAACCCTTGGTGTCACATCTTCACCTTCAAAATCTGAATCATCTTTGAATCTGACTAAGTTCCTTGTATCAAGTTCCAAGTAATTGTGTTTGATGAAAAACTTATATTCATTTGTGATCTTCAAGAAAATTTTCTGTTCAGTCTGTTCAGGCAGTTCAATCACTTCTTCTGTTTTCATGAACACTGCACCAAACTGTGTAAGTCTTTTCTTTAAATGCTCAACGTGCTTATATCCTGTGATTACTTCTTTCTTGTATCCATCACCATTTTCAATCCATTCTGTCTGAACATAGGAAGCATAAAAGGCTTTCTTGTTAATATCCCAACCCAACAACTTAAGCTGTGACCACAACCGTTCATACTTTCCTGCTGTTGGTGTACCTGACAGCAAGATCACGCTTTCCGGTTGTAACTTCAATATGAATTTTGACCGTTTAGCGTTTTCATTGCATATAAGGCTTGATTCATCAAGTAACAATGTAAAGTCGGTTATATGGGCTATATACTTACGTCTGAATACCAAATCATAATTGATTACACCAACAATCTGAATGTTCTGATCATACAGGTCTTTGGTTTCAACCAGTGTACGGAAGTTCACACCTTCACTTTTCTTGGTCAAGTCCATAACCCTGTATTCAGGGTAATACGTTTTCATGTGATCAACCCAATCATCAATTTTTGATTTTTGGCATACAATCAAATTTACAGTATTGTTCAGCAAATACATTTTTTCAGCACCTACAAAAGTTTTACCAAGTCCCATATCTAAGTAATAAGCGCACCTGTTTTTATCATCAGTCAGGTTCAGCACTTCTTCCTGATGGGGCATGAATTGAAGATCATTCATTATTCATCAGCGTCCTTTGGTGCTTCACCTAAAAGGTCAATCTGTAATCTTGCGACCTCAACTGCTGCTCTGTAAACTAATGCATACTTAGAATCACCATGTGTCTGTGTGACCTTTTCAAGAAATTTATCAATCTTACCAAGGAAGCAACCACACTTGACAGTAATTTCATTGTCTTTATCTCTAAAGAATGTTGTGAAATCGTCCCGGCTACCAATAGCACCGATCACTAACACATGACTTGCAGAAAAGACCTCGGCATTGCCCCAAACCTCGGCATCACCGCAAACCTCGGCATCACCGCAAACCTTGGCATCACCGCAAACCTCGGCATTGCCCCAAACCTTGGCATTGCCCCAAACCTCGGCATCACCGCAAACCTTGGCATTGCCCCAAACCTCGGCATCACCGCAAACCTTGGCATCACCGCAAACCTTGGCATTGCCCCAAACCTTGGCATCACCGCAAACCTCGGCAT